TTAAGATACCCCCAATTTTAATAACGCAATTTCGTAGGTAAGGCACGTGATTGCTTCCGCTGTGGTTACTGCCGTGATTTCCGCCTCCGTCGGAGATTCCTCCCCCATCAGCTCCCCGGTATCCGCATTGCGGTACACCCGCACACCGTCAACCTCGTCCTCCACATAACCAGCCTTGGGCGGGAGCTGTGGGGTTGTAATGACCTCATACATCGTTAATCACCATCCAATGCTTTAATGTAGGCATACGACCTTGTTGGGCTTATGGTCGGCAAGGCGTAATCGCTGTATACGGCATAGCCGCCGGGAGTGATACCGCAAATGCGGCCCTCCGTATCCATTGCGACACTCAAAATTGCATACGCGCCTGAAACAAGTGTGGCTATTGTCCAACTGGACAGCGCGGTTGAATAGGCAGCCGTGGGATAACTGGACGAATTATGTCCATATACAGCATAGTACCCGTTGATATAATAAGTACCACGTGCCGATATGCCAGATATCGCAAATGACGCCCAACCGCTGCCAAGCGACGTGGAATATAGTATCAAGCTGCTAGATGTCGTATAATATCCGGCTATGATATACCGCCCATTTTGATACGCAATACTGGAGGTTATCAAAGAGTCGGATGACCCTGTCGTAATACCTGTGCTCACAGACGTCCACGACGACGGAGTTGTTGCGTACCTTAAGGTGATACCACTGGAAACCGCAGTAGTGCCCGCGACCACAAAATATCCATTTAGATACGCGATGCATCCACCGGACACTCCAGATGCGTATGTGCCGACCGACCAGGTTCCTGACGGAGTTGTTGCATAGGCATAGTACCTTCCACCATTAGTCGCCACAAAATAGCCGTTGCCGTAAGCGATTCCCGCAAATGCATCCGTTGATGAAGTCGTTAGCTGAACCGCAGTCCACGACGTGCTTGTTAATGTGGTGGAATACATAATGGCCGGATACCCCGATGATGTGGTGGAGCCAGCTGCCACATAATACCCATTGCCATAGGTGATTGAGTTTGGACGCACATAGGCGGTGGAGCTGATCTGCACCGTTGTCCAGGTATCCCCCGGTTTTAACGCATATGCTATATACGCGTAGTGGTTCGTGCTATCATAACCGCACGCGATATAATAGCCATTGACATATTGCACAGATGCCCAGTAATAACTTGTATTTACCGTTTTGACTATATTGACGTCAAGGATAGACGGCTTTTGCAGCGCCGCCAGACTTGCGTATGTGCTGGGGCTAAAGGTAGCCCCGTTGCACAACAGCCAGTTGGAACCTAATCCAGTCCTGCTGCTCGTTTTTATGTCCCCGATCTTTGGCATTGACCTTGCGGCGAGCACGTTCAACGCCTCACTGACCGTGTGGTCGCTGGAGCTATTAAATATTGCCGCTGATGTCGTATCTGACAGCAAATTCTCTTTCGTGGGCGGTGTCCCCGCTTCGGTCGGCTCATCCGCCATCATAATATCATAAGTATTTGCCTGCCCGGTCACAGGCGTCAATGTGACACGGCCCGGATAAGTTGGTATTCTGTCCTTCACCTGTTATCCCCCTTTGAAAAATAACCCTGTATACGCAATTCCTTGCGCCCAGGCCATATCAATGTTGCTCTGAATATGTTCGATCAACGTCTCCACGTCCTCCAATATCTGCTCGATGTCATTGGCCTGTTCATACGTGAGATTGTTCATACTGTCCGGCGCTGCCGGAGTCGTGCTGAATACAGACAATGCCGCCCGGATTTTAGCAATGTTTGAACGATATCGTTCGAGATCATCCACCGTCGGGATATCTGCCAGCGCCCAGTCTGTCTTTACGTCCACACTGACGCTGTATCCCAAGCTGTTCAGCAGTTCCGCCAGCGTTGCAACTGCGCTTTCCACCCGGTTTAAATCGGTGTAGTTATAAGCACCTTTTAGGCCCGCAAGCCACGCTGTTTGTTGGGCTGTGGTCAGGCTGTCCCATCCGCCGGAGGTGTACTTGCTGATCAGGGAAAGCATGGTGTTCACGTCTGATTCGGTGCGGTCTGTAATCAAATTCAGACTCATCCCCGTACCTCCAATGTGGCGGTAAACCCGCCGGTTAAATCAATGTCCATACTGACAATCACGCCTGTTTTGCTCAAATCCAGCATCGTTTCCACCTCCACGTTATCGCCGATCCCCTCATCTTCCACGGCGATTTCAAACTTCTGTACAATGCGGCTCTGGTAGTCGTCATAAACGAACTGCGCCACATCCGCCCCGTTGGCTGGACTAATGAGGTAAATACTGTCCACCGTGGCCTGTGACCGCTTGGCATCGGTGAGCCCGTCTGCCTCCACGGTGTAGGTGGTGGCGGACGATGAATATTGATACCCGGTCACGGTCACCGTTCCAGCGGTAGTCACGGTCACAACGGCGTAGTTGATGCCGCTCTGGGTGATTGTTCCGCCGGAGATGGTCAAGCCCTTGGCGGGCGTGGAGAAGGTAATGGTGTAGGTTCCGGCCTCCAGCTCGGCGCTGTAAAGCTGGCTTGTGGAAGATGCCGCCGCGAATGTGTAGGCCGTCACCGCCACGGAATTGACCAGATCATTCTGAGTAATGGTCTGACTGCCCATCTTCTGGGACTTGGAAATGGCGTTGGCATCCTCGGAGGATGGCAGACGAGTGATCAGCAGCGTCCCGTCCCGCTTGGAAATGACACTGCACCGCGCTGCAAAACACACCTGATGCAGCGCCTCCCGGACGGTCACCACGGGGATATACCCGGTAAGCGTCTCACTTGCGATTGAGCTTTCAATACTGTATTTTGTAAACCCTGCCGCCGACATAATATCCGCAATGATCGCTGCCACTGTTGCGCCCGCCCACATCTGGCTGGTCGTGTAGGTGATGCCGTCAAACACGCCAACCATGTCCTGCGCCTCAAAATCTGCCGTGGCAATGGATGAATTTTTCCATGTGGTTAGGTAATACCGCCCCATGTTAACTGCGGCACCGTTGATATACTCCGTCACCCGAAGCTGCTGCCGCTGCTGGAGGTATTCATAGGTCCCTGAGGGGTTGAGCATATTAAAGTCGGAATTTTCGTCATGGATAGACAGGTCAAGGGTATTGATGGTCAACTCCGAGCCGGTCAGGTTGACTTCCTCCAGCACCGACGCGCTGATGATGCTTTCCCCCGACCATACGAAGATTTCTCCGTAGTCGATTTGTACGATCTTTACCCGGCGATATGGTACATCGGTGCCCACAAACTCAATGACGATTTTGTTGTATCCTGATACCTCTCTGCTGATGAAGTGGGTGAAGCCTGTTACATCATCTGTCTGTGTGCCTAACACCGTACTGCCTGAGTACCAGGTGGTGACGGTCTGCTTGGGCCAGGTGTCGCCGCCGAAGGTCACTGTGAAGCCCGCCGTGGAATAACTGCCGGATGTAGTGGCGGTCAACACGGGATTCGCGGTAAAGTCCCCGTTTTCATCCGAAAGTGTCGACGACCATACCCCCCATTTCAGAGCAGCAGGCGTACTGACAAGGGCTTTGGTTCCGTTTAAAATCCAATTGTTCAGCTCCAGCGTTGGAATATCATCCGCCGTGTATTCGTCGTCCACAATAGCGGACACGTCCGAATAATCCGTCATGGCGGACATGGAAAGGGCGGCTTCCAACTTTGCATCGTCGTCAGCCACCCGAAGAGAGATTTCAGTTCGTGTTTTTCTGCCCATCACATCACCCCGAAACAGGAGATTTGGCAATAAAGGAGGCGGACAGCCCGCCCCAACGGTGGTTCCCGTCCGTCGTATATTTGATCAACTTGTCCTCCACGCTGGAAATATACGCCGTGTAGGTGAAGGTTCCGGTTGTCCCCGGCACAACGATTGTATGATATTCCTCGTCCTCCGTGAGCTTATCGAACAGCGCCTCGTATTCGTCCGGGTCGCTGATGTCTCCGAATGTCATGTAGTAGTTGTGGTAGATTCCAAGAATTTCACGGCTCAGAACGCCGGATTCCGTGCGCTTGGCGTACTTGTCCAGTACGTCGATCTTCCGGGTCACCTCCACCACGCCCACGTTATAGGTCACGCCGTCTATGGAAAATACGCTCATGTGCTGCCCACCTTTACAATACTCGTTCCAACGCGGTTCTGGGCGTCCGGGAGATATTTGACGATTTTATTCGCCACGGTTTTCCCATCTATCTCCGTGGTGAGATTAAATGTGTACGTTCCACTGCCACCGGTGAGTCCCAGTTGGGCTATGGCGTTGACCACCGCTTCCTGAATGGTCGCCAGCGGGGCTTCCACGTTGGTTCCGTTCTTCTGGTCGCCTACCACCGCCAGAAATGGGTTGTTGGCCGGGAGCACCGCCCCTGTGGCGAGATATGGAATCTTCGTGGCGGTAACTGTGGGGATGGAGAAGCCCCAGGTCTCGCCGCCAAACTCCGGCACCCAGTCTGGAACGGTGAAGGACAGACTGTTGAGCGCCTTAATGATGCCATTTAACCCCAGCGTCAGGCCGTCCAGCACGGTGTTCACTGTGAGAATCAGGGCATTTAAGATTACCTTTGCCACACCGCCCAACCCGCCAAAGCCCAGATTGAAACTATCCAAAAAGGAGAGCCACACCTTGTACCAATCGCCGGTCGACAGCACTGTCAAATAGACCATCAGATCCATAAGCGCCTGCTGAAACTCTCCGATTTTTGTAACCCCGTTGGTAAAGGCGGACGTCATGGCGGTGGAAATGATGCTGATGTTTGTCAGAAATCCAGGCTGGAAAGTGTCTCCAAACCATTGTCCAAACGACTGCAAATTAGTCCAGAACAACAGTACATGGCTAATCCACAGGTTGTCAATGGCGGTTCCGATGGTCACAAAATCCGGCAGAATGACGTCGTTGAGGACACTGCTGATGAGATCCCCTGTCTCCTGAATGGTATTCTGCATGTTGACAAGGGCGGGCTTTCCAAGCAGATACCACTGGGTGGATATTCCTAAACAGGTCGCCAGCCACGCCGCGTCAATTAGGGCAGTGTTCACCGTGACCGACAGCAGTGCAGCTGCCATGGAGGTCGCCAAACTCAGGGTAACGGCGCTCAGGGCGGCTTCCACGCTCAGTTGGATTTCATCCAATGTGCCTGTAACATTCTGCTTCATGCCGTCCAGTTTGTCCGACACCGTGGCGCTGAGTTCGTCCAGCTTCCCGGACAGATAGGTATTCAATGTACTAAACGGCGCGTTGAGTTGGTTGGGCAGTTCCGCGAAAAAAGTATTGATATCATCCAGTATGCCGGAAAACAGCGTGGATAAGTCAATGGAGTCCGGGAACCAGTCGTCGATAGGGCTTTCAAGAGATGCAAGCTCATTCCAAAACTGAGAATTCTGCAAATCCAGCCCATCCCAGAGTTCCTGTAACCCATTCGTTTCTGAAAATATCTCTTTTACAGCTGTTTTGACCGTCATTACTGAAGTTTTCAATGCTTCAAGCGCTTCTTGTACTGCGGTAATCCCATCTTCCACTCCTTTTGTGTCAATCGCCGTAGAAATTCTGATTGTTCCGTCATATGCCGTCATTTTTTTATCACCGTCCTTACTAATTTGTCAGCTGTGCGAAAAAGCGCCCCGCGATATCCTCGTTATGCTGATACTGCCCCGCATCCTCCGGCAGGGCCAGAAGCTCCGCGATGGAATTGCAATACTCCCGTTCTTCCTTGGTAAGCTTCCCACGGCGCAGCTTCTGCCGGTAATAGATCAGTCTTTGAAAGGTACAGTCCTCCCGCAAATCCATGAACAGATAGAGGAATTTCCACCAGTGCAGAAAGCCCACGGTCTCCAGATCAATGCCGTGGGTCTGCTTGACAGCGCTGTAAATAAACTTCGCGTCTTTGGAAAAGCTGTAGAGTCTTCGATGATCCCCAATGCTGCCGTCCTGTTGGCTCTCGCCGCCATCCAGAAACCGCACCGCCTTGCTTGCGGCCTCCTGAAGATTCCCCGGCACAACGGGGTAGAGAAGCCGAAGCATAACCTCCTGCTTTTCATAGTCCGTCAGCTCCGTATCCTCAAAAGCCAGGATGATCTTCAGGCACACACGGAAATCCGCGTTGACCTCATAGACCGCCCCGTCCACACGGACGGCGGTGGGAAACGACTCCAGCAGGGGGTTCATTCCATCACACCGCCATTACTCTGCCTGGTGTACCGCTCCACGTTTCCGGAGCGTGCCTGTTGGAAGATGGGGGTCACCGCTGTGAAGAACTGCTGGTACATCTCCGTGGTACAGACCTCTCCAAACAGCATCGCGCTTGTTCCCTCTCCAAACACATAGTCAATCTGTCCGTTGACAAACGCGAAGAACTCCGCCGCAATGCTCACTTCTCCTGCTTTGTCATGGGATGCCTCGCACTGCCCCATTCTCTCCAGCAGTTCCTTTTGCTTCGTGTCAAAAGCGGTCAGTAACTGCATATAGCGGTTTGCAAAATTGACATCGCCGGGAGTCAGCTTCAATACCCCCGTTGCTTCCCCATCTCGTTCCACGGGAATACAAATGGTTCCTGTGCTGATTTTTAAAGGCTCCACGAATCATCATCCTTTCCAAACTATCGGGAGGGCGGTGTTACCCGCCCTCATTTTTATGCTCAGGTATCCGCCGTAAACACCGGCGAACCAGAGGTAATCACCACGGTTCCGGTAGTAGGGTCACCATTGAAGGACAGAGTGCTGTTGATCACCACGGGAGATCCGGCGTCACCGCCGAAATCATTGATGGCAATGGAGGCGCTGTTGACCTCCGCAGGGTACGGGCTGTCCTTGTACAGGTACACTACCAATACCTGCACTTCCGCGTCGGTACCGACGGCGCGGGAACGGCGGATTTCATCCAGGAATTCAAAGATTGCCTCCTCCGCGTAACAGGTCAGAGGGATGTCCGTGGACACCTGATAGCTGTCTGTGGACGTGGTGGCGGAATCCTCATTAATATACTGCTCCGTGGTGGTCTGGGGGTTGTAAGCGATGGAAAGGGAGGTCGCGCCCTTGCCTACCCTTGTCCACACGGGCAGCGCGCTGGTTCCTGTGTTGAAGAACAGCCCCACCTTCGGGGTGTAAATTTTAGTTTCAGACAATTTCATTCACCTCATAATAAGTCGTAAAATTGACGGACAACTGCACCATGTAAGTCGCTGTCCCTTCTTCGTTGGCGTCGTACAGTACGCCGTTCTGCGCACGAATTGCCTCGGTATCTTCGTCGATGTTCCCAAAGGTGGGCGCGGCTTTCGTGACGCTCTGTTCCTGCACCCATCGCTGAAAGTCCATCACCCAATCTGCGTTGACTGTGGCACTGGCGTTGTCGCCGGGGGCCTTCGGAAACACATAGTACAACCCGAAATTATACTGATTGTGTACCTCAACATTGCCCAAGATATCCTCCTCACGGTCAACCTCCACCAGCCCGGATGGGAATATCCCACCGTTTGCCGGAACCGTGTCCGTGAAGTCCACCTGGAATTGCCCCAGAATATCAAAATCCGGGTATGTGGCAATCCACGCCCGGATTTGTTCAAGGTCTGTCATGTCGCCCTCCTGTTGAAATACCGCTGGAGATCGGCGGTGATGGCCTTGCCCTCGGCGGCTACCAGCGCCCTGTCCCATCGAGAACCCGCCCTGGGATTCTTTGTCTTGGTGTAACTCAGGTCTCGGCTTGTGAGCTTCTTCGGTGCGTTCCCTTCCATGGCCTTTCCGTAAAACAGGTATTTGGCATAAGGCACGTTGGTCACGATTTCCGGCTTGCTGATATCGGTGTGGGCAATGGTCAATTTGATGGTCGCACCGGTCTTAAACGGCATGTACTTCTGGATGCGGCGCAGGCAGTTTTGGGTATGGAATTTCTGTACCGCCCCGGATTCGTCCAGTCCCTTATCCCTGATGATCCGCTTAACTGGATTGAGCGTAATTTTGACGGTTCCGCTCATCCCCCCGCCTCCACATGGCATTGAACACCGTTCCAATACTTAGGGTCAACGTGCTTGATGACAACCAGACCGGGTACCTTTGCCGGGATAAACTCCGTCCAGGTAACAGATTCCGGCCCCTCACCCAACAGCACCTTATCCCCGTTATAGAGAATTACGCTCTCGCCGGGAATCACCAGAAGGAAACTGTTACTCTCGCTGCTGCCTGTCTTATTGACATTCTGGTTCTTCTGAAAGTCCAGATAGGCGTTTTCATAGACCGTTCTGGCAATCGTCTTATCCGTGCCCTGATGATAAACCGTCACAGTCTGATTGCACTTGCAATAATCCAGGAGGCAGGTTTTTTTCTGCACACTCAGCATCCGCCCGCCCCCCGGTAAATCTCCAAATAGAGCCTTGCACACCGGTACAGTTCCGCCGCCTGCGCCTTTTCACTGAGATCGGGCGATGGGTTAACGGCGCTGCTGGACACGCTGCCCACGGAGGAACTCTGTGTCAGCCCGCCGTTTGCCGCCGTCTCAAAATAATAGAGGGCGTCGGCCATGGCACATACCGCCATGTTCTCCGCGTCTGTGTTCTCCGTTACTGTGTACACCCGCTTGTAATAGGCAAGCTTGGAGGCCGCGCGGGTAGCAAGGCGCAGAAAATCACTTTCCGTTATGGACGTACCGAGATAGGTCCCGGTGTAATAGGCATAATCAGCCATGGAACCACCTCCCTATGCCCCAGCTTAGGACGCCTTGTGGTGCAGATAAATACCCGCAACCTTATTTTCATAGATGTCGGCGATACCCACGTTGCGGTAACCGAATTTGTAGGCATCGGCGTTCTGGTTCATCTCGGGGGTGATGATCTTGGGGGCCACATGCTTTTCAAACTGAATCAACGCGTCCCTGTGAATTACCATGAAATTGATATCCAGACCCGTCCCCGCCTTCACGTAGCCGCCGATGATCTGCCCCTCGGTAGCGCCGTCATATTGCGTAATGGCGGTATAAAAACGGGTCTGAGGAACCTCAGTCACCGAGGCGAAGCGGTTAAACACCTCCCGGCTCTTGGTGGTATCCATGTCCTGCACCAGGCCGTGGAGGGTGGGCGTGATGAACAGGTGACGCTCCTCCAGAGGAACCTCACTCTCGTCCATCTGGGTGATTGCGGTACGCAGCGCGGCAACCACCGCCGCACCGTCCTCCAGAGAGGTGCCTGCCTCAACCTTGGAAATACCAGAGCAGCCCGCGTAGCAGGCAAAGCGGAAGGCGTCCAGCTCCGGTACCACCTTGGTGCGGATAAATTCGCTGGCAAGCCGACCGAAGGCGATGCCCGCGGTCTCCATATTGTCCATGTTGTCCACAGTAAACATACGGCCCCGGTCAAAGTTGCACTTGACGGTTTCATTGGTCAGGGTCACATCGCCGTCGGTATATCCGGAGTTGCGGCTGTAATCGCCCAATCCGTCCATGGACAGCTTGGGGATGATGAGCTCGTTGGCGTTGGCGCCCGCCCGCACCAGATCGAGGGCTCCGTCCAGTTTTGAGGTGAGGGATGCGAGCTGATAAACCTCGTCCAGAATGGGAACAAACTGCTGTCCCAATATAATGCTATTTGCCATTAATATAATCTCCTTTTTTACTGATTTACTCTGCCTTCAGGCCGGCGGCCGCACGGATTGAATTAACCTCTGGCGTGTATCTGGCCTGAATGGGCTTGGTTCCCGTTCCCCCCGCGTAGGGGGGCGGTGTCGTGGTATCCTCGAACAGATACCCATTGTCGGTTTTGACCGTCTCCAGCGCGGTCTTGATGTCCTCGCTTTGGTTCTTGCTGGCCTTGAGGGTTTCAAGGTCAAGCAGCGCCTTAACAACCTTGGCATTTTTGCCCCTTGCGGTACTGATTGCGCCATCCAGCAGGCCGGAAAACTCCATGTCTGCAATCTTGGCAGCAGCGTCCGCTTCCGCTTTCTCCGCCTTGGTTTTCCACTCGTCGGCAGATTTCCGAATGCCGTCAATGTCCATGGCCTTAAAGCCCTCGATGGTTTTGCCCGCCTCGGTGAGCTGGGCTTTCAGGCTGTCGTAGTCGGCATATTTTGCCTTGACCGCTTCGATGTCCTTTCCATTTTCCTCCATGATGGCATCCAGCGCCTCTCTGGTGATGTCGGGCAGGAGCTTTGTGATCCATTCTCGTTTCATGTCTTTTCCTTTCTCCGCACGCTTTGAAACGGGGTCGCGTCCCATGCGGCGCACCGTTTACGCCCGGTACCCGGCGAAATCATTATGAAAAAAGCAGCCGATTCGGCTGCCTTCATCAACATCAATACCCGCTTTGCCCCTTGCCGGTTAGTCTTCCTCCGGCATGTAATCCTCTCTGATTTTCTGAAGATCCTCCAATGTGTCGTGAGGAAGATTGAAATACCATGCCAGAGCCAGCTCCGGCTTAAGCATCCCGGAAGAGACCATGGACTGGTATTCCTGCCAGGTGCGGGTCCGGTCGTACAAAATCCCGTCACCCCAGTCCACAATCAGTTCCTTGTCCGGGTCAAATTCGTCGGCGTCACACAGCTTATAGACTTGCCCCAGTCGGTCACAGGTTCCCAGCAGTTCCCGAAAGGCGGTCTCCCACATTTCCTGAAAATCCTGTATGGTGAGGCTGTAATCCCCCTGACTGGAGGTAATCTCCGTGGCTGTCCGAGCTGCCGCCTCCACCTCGGACAAAAGCCCGCGCTTTAAACCGATCAAACTTTCGATGTTGCGCAGATACTCCGTTTTTCTGGCGAGAAAGGAGGATTCCCGTAATGCGGGACTGAACACCGTCATGCCCACCGTAGCCGGATCCTCATCCAGAGCAAGGAACAGCTTTTCCGGCAGCTTCCGTCTGCCATCCGGACCCTTCATCACCATATCTGCACTTGCGATGATGCGGGACGCGCCATTTTCAAACTCGTCGTCCATCTGGCGTTCATTCCGGTTGATGCTTTGAATCAGCTTCACCGCCGGAGCATAGACCGAAACCCCGTCATAGGAGCCGTCCACGCAGTTCAGCATGGGAGTTTTGACCGGAATCATACCCAGATTATAAATGCCCGGCAGCGTTACAATGGGCTGCAGCACGGCGTATGTATTCAGCGCATCCAACCCTATCTGTGTCCCAATGCAGGCCCTGCTGTCTGATCCATAAAGCTTACTTTCAATGGTTAGTGCGCCGTCCGCCCTCACGGTACGCCGCTCCATCAGTGTATAATATTTGCCGCCCTGCACGGTGAATTCCGCCGTGCCTACGCTGGTAATGCGCCCGGTGGTGTCACGCGCCAGCGGAATAAAGCAGTCCCGCCGTACCACGGAAAAATCAAAGCCCGCGCCGGTGAGGATTGGCTTGATAAAGCATTCTCCGCCCACGAGAGCCTGCTGCACGGCGGTCTTTTTGATGCTGTCCAGCCGCTTCGTCAAAGCGGTCATAAAATCAGCCTTGGCGCCGACGCGCTTGATGCTGGTCTCATACTCGCTGAATGCCGCCTTCGTCAGCTTATGAACGATTGCCACAGGCAGCCTCTGGCAGTCATTTTCATCTCTTGGCGAGTCACCCTCGAAATAGATGGCAAACCAGCTGCGGATCGCGGCAATCATCTCGCTGCTGGTGATATCCTTCACGCCAAAGGCCTGCTCAAAGCTATAGGTCTTGCTGTCAAACAGCGCGGAAAATATGCTCATTGATGCTCACCTCCCGTGTGGATGATCATGCGCCGCTGGGCGCGCATGGCGTCGTGGATTCCGCTAATGTAGGCATTCAGCCGCTCATTTTCCTGCTTTAAATCCAGAATGGCCTCTGTCAGGCGCGCATTGGTTTTCAGCAGATCATCCTTGCACCACGCGGGGAGAAATTTGCCGTATATCCATGCCCTGAATCTTCTCATTACCGTCCCCTCCGTTTCCAGATGCATTCCGTGGCATAGCGCACGGCATCGATATGATGATTATTGAGATCAGGATAGCCCTGCAAAATCTCCCCGGTCTTTTTATCCCGCTCATATTCGCACTCGGAAAATTCCCGATAGGTATCCGGACACCGAACAGGGTCAATGACTATCCTGGGGCGGCTTTGCAGCCATTTCATGCCCGCGCTGACGCTGCCGGGGCCCTTCTCCGCGCCGCGGCAGGGCAATCCAAAGGCCCGATAATCACCGCAGCTCTTTTCCTCCGCGCTGTCAGCGGTCAGCCTGTCGTCCTCTCCGGAGCATATGCGGCGATCCTTCAGGAGCTGTGCCGTATCCGGGTTTGGGGTACGCCAGCGAGTCAGCTCGTCAAATACGGTCAGCGTCCCGGTACCAGCGCTGTAGTAACATCCATTAAACGCCCAGGGGTCAGGATACCACCCCCAGTCCACGCCGAACAGTCTCCGGTCAAAGGATTGAACCTGTGCGTCGGTGATGAATTCCGCGCGAAGATTTTCGAACACGGCAGTACCGCTCCCCACCACCTCCCCCAGATATTCATGAGCGTAGGCAGCCGGCTTTGTTTCTTTCAGGTGCTCCGCGTCCGCTAGAAAGCGCGGTCCCAGCCATTCCTCCGGGGTCGTGAGATAGGTACTGCTGTGAACCATCCTGCGCTCCCTCCGCTCCAAAGCGTAGCGGTTTGCCCAGCTGCGGGCAGTGGCGGGGGGATTAAAAGATTTAAAGACCATGGAGAACTCCCCGCCGCGGAGCATCGTCTGCTCCACATTGCGGATTTCCTCCTCCCCGGCAAACTGATCCAGCTCCTCAAACCAGATGATTCCCATATATCCGAAAGGCAGCTTCAGCGATTTGAGCTTTTGGGGGTCTTCTATACCAAAGAAGAGGATTTTTTGTCCGGTTCTCAGGTAAGTCATTTCCATGGGGGACACCGTGCAGCGGAACTGATTTGACAGCCCCAGAACCGAAACCGCCCAGCAGAGCTGCGCATAAACGCTGGTACGCAGCGTATTGCCCACTTTGCGCATCGCTGCCGCATGACACTGCGGATGCTTCAGCAACAGCAGAATCAGTTCAATGGAAATAAAGCTGCTTTTGGTACTGCCGCGTCCTCCTTTGGTAAGCAGCTCGTCAATTTGGTTGTCCTTCACCGCTTTGTGGGCATCATAAAATGCCGGTGAAATCAGGCTTGTCAGATGTCGATACGTCGTCAATGATTTGAACTCCTTCCTCCGTCTCCGGAGACTTTTCCGAAAACAGGCCGAAATGCTTTCCCAAAAGCTCCAGCGCCCTCATTTTGTTGGTCATTTTGACCTCCATGCCCCCTTCCTTTTTATCGGCATCTCCAAACGCAACCCGTGCCAGCTCCTGGAGTACGCGATTCGCCTGTTCCTGTTCTGCTGGCGGGTCGCTACTGCCGGAGCGGCAGCCCGCTGGGACATCTGCCTGTGCCCCGATAACATCTGTTTCACATTGTTTCTGCTGATCCGTGGGCTTTGCCACTCTTATCACTCCCCACTTATTCAGATTTTTTCAAACAAAAACAAGATAGCCGCCCTCCCGGACGACTACCAAGCTTTCTAATAATTCACTTCATCGATGGACTCAACCTGAATATTATAGTATCCGATGCTGTCAAAGTAATATCGATCTCCGGTTCTGATACCCCGCGGGATCGCGTCGAAAGAAAACCTGATTTCAATGGTGCTCAGTTCCTTCGTATCAGATGTAAACACCGCCCTCAGGATTCCCTTACGTTTCACCGGCTCGATCTGATGCGGAGGGTTATAATATTCTGTTGGCTGATAAAAATCCACATTTAAAAAAATCAGTGATTTCGGAGTTACACCATAATTAACCAAATCTAACAATGCGGCTTCCGAATCCGGTGATAATGTAAACCTGGCAGTTCCGATCAGATGGCCGGAATCATAAACCGACATGGTCGGATCAGTAATTTTAACAAACACTGTTGTCACCACCCCTCTTCCCATTATATTCACTACTCAGAACCCGTAGCAGGAATCCCTCCGGGCGATCGCAAAAACGGAATGAGCTGTTGGAACACATCACCTATTGTGGAACAATAGCATAATATCACGGTTATTGGGCTTTGCGCTATCAATCCATAAAACCCAGCTGTCCCGCGACCAGCTTAATAAACTCTCCGTGCCATCTCCAGGCCGACGCGACACCGCATGGGATGCTCAGCGCCGCACCCTCCAGTGTGTAGCCGCCGTTCCAATACACAAGCCTGATGATTTTAAGCCTGTCCACACCATTGCTGTATCGCTCTGTCGCGGCAATTGCCTCCGTCACCGCCTCATACTCCCGCTGTTCCTGCCGGGGCAGCTCCCGGGCCGCTGCCTGGAACACCTTATCAGCGATATCCCCCCGTTTTACCGCCGCCCCGCCGTACACAGCTGTTAAGGATGTCCGGCGCAGCTCCTCGGCTTGGCTTTTTAACTCGGGGTAAGCCCGGATAATATTTTTGACATACCCCCACCATTTGTATCTCGGCTTACTCATAAATCATTCTCTCCTCCCTTCAATTCAGCCAGTTTAAATAAATGCCTCTGTAATGATCAATAAATCGGTCGATCACGTCCTGATCGCCTCCAAATCTGCAAAACCGGACGAATTCATCCGCGTGATCCTCCACAAACTCCATCCTGGCCTGCGGCGTATCAGCATTCTCCGGTGGCACGCCAGCCGGATATCCGTTTCGTTGAATGTCCGTAATGTCAGGATGCTCAAGCTGTTTTAGCTCCATTTTTATTTCTCCCGTCCCGGATATTGCGACGGCTTGTCCGCTTTGAAATCCGCCTTTAGGCCAGATGTACCCGCTTTCTTCCGCCCGGACATCTGATTGCCGCTCATGTCCACTCCGCCTTCACAGATAGTGCTTCACAACGTAAACCGCCGCGAGAAACGCGAGAAAGGCAAGGAGAAATTCGATGGCTTCCTTGAGAATCCATTTCATAAAATGTTTCATAACGCAGTCCTCCCCTCTCAATCGATGTTCCGGCGGCCTGATGTATTTGCGGCGCGATGTTCCCCACATAGGAGCACCCTCCCTTCTATAGAATATGCGCGGCCCCAGGGATGTTGTTCCGCTCATAGTACGGTGAACTGCCGTCCAGCTTTGACTCCTGCTCCATTCATATATGTGTCTTAATCGACACATATTAAGTCAAAAAAAGATCGGCCTGGCTCCGCTCAAACAGTCCCGCAAGGATTCTTCCCTCGCTGATCGAAAAGTCAGAATACCCGTTTATTTTATCTTTATAGGTTCTGACCGTAATCCCCAGCACATTTGCTACGTCAAAATCGCTTTTTTTCGATAAAATTTGGTATGCGGGAATCACATAATATTTATCGTGGATCAGTTTTCGTTTTTCCAT